AGATGGTTAGCCAAATCGAAAATGGCTTTCGCCCACCGTCCGCAGAGATTTTGCGGAACATGGCGGAACAGCTGGGTTGCTCCGCTGATGAAATTCTTGGTGTACAGCAGCAAGAAAAAGCAACCGATAGAAAGTAAGGTGAGAATATGAACAACATCATCAGAGAAGATAACATCACGCCGAAAACAACGCTGGTTTTGCAGCCGATGCCGGAACAACTTCTGACCGTAAAGGACGTTTCTTCCTTGCTGAAATGCAATGTTGCAACCGTTCACAATCTCCGCAAAACTGGATTGCTGCGATTCTTAAAACTTGGCTCGTACAAGTGCCGTGTATCTACGTTTCTTGCGTTTTTGGATGAATATGACGGAAAGGACTTGGATTCGTTGGTACAAGAACGGCAAAATGAACCAATATGAATGGGATGGCAGAGCATGAGCCGGAAAGTTGCGTATCGGAACGGACACAAATACGCCATCTGCGAGCAATGCGGGCTGGACTGGAACGTATCCTGGCAGTTTACAGGGTGGTATGTGTGTCCGGTCTACTGGAGTAAAAACAGGGAGGAAAATCAGAAAGATGGGAAAAATCGTTATCAAAACGACCAGAAAGAGCAATGTATCTAAGGTCAAGGTGAGAGGTTTTAAAGAATTTGACGCCGCTAAAATAGCATTTTGTACGTTTATCGGAATCATGAGCGGACTCAATCAAGAGGATAAAAATCTTATCTTGTGTGCAGCCGCTACCATTATTCAAGATGTTGCAGACAAGGCAGGCTCTGAACCAGAGGAGGAGCAATCATGCAAACGATGATTTTAGGTGGCATTGCTGCTGTTATCTGCTGGGTTGCCTGGCAGCGGCATAACCGCACGCTCGACGAGCAAGCGGCGGATTCCGGACGGGCGTTAAAACCCGTACCGGCTGGGTTTGATTATCAGGCGGCACGGGAACAGACAGACCGCATGGAGAGCAATCTCCAGCAGTACGAGCAATGCAATCAGTTGATAAATGATAGTGTTGTAGCTATCCAGACTGGCGAGAGTATGCCGATTGAGATTACTCATTTTGACAACAGAGGTCGGCGAGTACATACCACACTGACCGACATTCCGCCGGAGATTGTCAATGACTTTGCACGCCGATTGCTGGATGTTTGTGCAGAGCGATGCGGCAACACTCCCCCACCGCCGGAAATTTGATTTTTTCGGGAATGTCGAGGAAAAGCGGTAGGAAAAGCAGTAGGAAAAGCTGGCTTTTCCTCCCGTCGGGGGAGGGGGTGAGAAATAATGGTTAAGTATTGTTTAGTCTGCGGTATTGAGATTGCTGATACCAGCTATGATACGCTGGGACGGTTTAACGCCGTCAAATATTGTACGGAGTGTGCAATTGAGCAAAAAAAGAAAGCCAACAAAAGAGACCGCCAAAAACGCAAAATGAGAAAGGCGTTTGAAAAGGAAACGGAAGAATACGAAATGACGGAACTTGCAAAAGCGTGTCAGACGCTGCGACGGTTGGCAAATCAGGAAAGCGGATTGCTAAAGCAAGAGATTAACATCTTAAACGGAGAGCTGATGGAAGAACGGGCAAAAAAGAACCCTCGCACCAGCAGCAACTAGTAACGAGGGAGAATGAAAAACACCCTTATTTTATCACAAACAGAAAGGAATGTCAACATGAAAAAAGATGAAGTCTTTTTGAGACAACATGCAATCCAAGTTGCTATCATGTGCGTTGAGGCGATGCACGCAGATAGTACCACACTAAACCCGGTGCAAGAGGCTGACCATTTTGACATAATGCAGCCGCTGTACCGCATCCTTGGCGAGTTGGATGCAGAAGCACATGACTTTGTGGCCGCAGATCTGCAGGCACTTGCAAAGCAAGCCGCAGAGGAAGAACCAGAACTAAACCTCAGCCAGCTGGATTTTTTGGAAAGCGATGTGGTCGCAAGTGGTAAAAATTGAAAACGATTGCAGTTGTTGCGAGCAATGCAGAAACTGCGGTGCAAAACGTGTTTTACACTACTACTGCGATACCTGCGGCGAGGAAGTATCAGGCGATGAAAAACTAATACGCTTCCAAAAAAACAGCGGTTTAGATGATTCTTGGATGTGCGAGGAATGTTTTAACAAAGTAATTGATAGCATGACATTTACTATTAAAGTTAGTACTTTGTTGAGTTCTTTATAATGGGAGGTTAAAAATGGAAAATGAAAGCAACCAGTTAGCAACCACAACGCCAAAAAGGGAAATCAGCACCCCGGTTATGGCGGATTTTGCGGATGCGTTAAAAATCGGTAAGGTGTTTGCGGCGAGTGGTCTTGTGCCAACCGCTTATGTCGGTAAGCCGGCAGATTGTGCAATTGCTGTGGATATGGCTCAGCGGATGGGCGTGTCCCCGTTGATGGTCATGCAACAATTGTATGTTGTAAAGGGTAAGCCGTCGTGGAGCGGACAAGCGTGCCTGTGCTTTATTCGGCAGCGGTTTACAGATGTCAGAGTAAATTACACCGGTGAGCGTGGAACAAACAAACGCGGCTGTTACATTACGGCAAAGGATGGAGATACCGAACTTGCAGGTACTGAGGTCACCATCGCTATGGCAATCGCCGAGGGCTGGTTGAGCAACACAAAATGGAAAAACATGCCTGAACAGATGTTGGCATACCGTGCAGGGGCGTTTTTTGCCCGTGTATATTGTCCAGATGTTTTGATGGGCTGCCACGTTGAGGGAGAGGCGGAAGAAATCAGCCAAAAGGCGACAGACGCTCCTGACCCGTTGGCGGAAACAGAGAGGGAACAGGATGCTAACGAGTGAGAATTATTACTCACCGGAAAGCAACCAAGGTTATATGAGTGCCTCACAATTTAAATCTTTTTTAGATTGCGAGGCACGAACCCTTGCAGAATTGCACGGCGAATACCATAGACCAAGCACCGAGGCTTTATTGGTCGGCTCTTATGTTGATGCATACTTTGAGGGTACGCTGGATGCATTTGTTGCAAATCACCCAGCAATCTTTACAAGACAAGGCAAATTAAAATCTGCATATCAACACGCTGATTACATTATTCAGCGAGTAAAGCGAGATAAAAAATTTATGCAATACATGGGCGGACAAAAACAGCGAATCTTTACCGGCAAAATCTGCGGTATACCCTTTAAATCCAAAATTGACAGCTATCATGAGGGTCTGATGATTGTAGATTTAAAGGTTGTCCGGGATTTTAACCTGATTTATGACCCAGCCAAAAAAAAGAAACTGCATTTCATTGATTTTTGGCGGTATGACATCCAAGGGGCAATTTATCAGGAGATTGTCCGGCAAAACACCGGGAAAACATTGCCGTTTTATCTGGCTGTCGTCACAAAAGAGCCAGAGCCAGATTTAAATCTGTTTTGGATACCGGATGATACCCTTGAGGCAGCGTTAGAGTTTGTTCAGTCGCTCGTAAAGCGGTATCAAAAGATAAAAACCGGCGATTTATTGCCGATGTCCTGCGGCGAGTGCGATTATTGCAGGTCTAAAAAGATAATTACAAAACCGATAAATTATAAGTCGGTGTATGATTGCGAGGTTGACGACATTTGATTGAGAGAAAAGTTTTTGAAAAGAAAATAACGGTTATCTGCGACACTCGGGAACAATGCAACCAGCACATTATACAGTTTTTGCATGCAAACGGGATTGCAACGGAAAGCCGCAAGCTAGATTTTGGCGATTACTCTTTTGAGGTCGGGGGAAAAAGTTTTGAACGGTCTTGTGTGGTCGAGCGGAAAGGCAGCGTTGATGAACTTTTTGGGAATTTTATCCGAGACCAAGAGCGGATTTTAAAAGAGTTGGAAACAGCCGCAAAGAATGCCCGGCACATGGAGTTGATTTTAGAGGGCGTAACGTCGGAGGCAGAGCTAAAAGCCTATGAAATCCCAGAAAAACAGATGATTTCCCAGAATCGAAAGGTGAAACGCATCGGCGAAACCGTCTATTTCGCTCTGCGGTCGCTCCGGTCGGGCAATCGGTGCGGCTTGCAGGTGTCATTTGTCAAAAAAGAGGACACAGCCAAAAAGCTACTGGAAATCTTTTACTATTACTATCGGAACTACGAAAGAGCGGTTGCACCGCTGCGAAAGGAGCAAAAACAATGATAAACAAGGTAATTTTAATGGGTCGGTTGTGTGCAGACCCGGAACTCAGAAACACACAAAGCAGCATTGCTGTTTGCCGTTTTCGGATTGCCGTCAATCGGCAGTACAGCAAAAACAGCGACCAGAAAGCGGATTTTATCAACATCGTCAGCTGGCGGCAGCAAGCGGAATTTGTCAGCCGGTATTTCCGTAAAGGGTCGATGATTATCGTAGAGGGCAAGCTGCAGAACGCAGATTACACGGACAGCAACGGGGTGAAACATTATGCTATGGACGTGCAAGCGGACAATGTGACTTTCGGAGAATCAAAGAATACTCAGAACGCCACGCAGAGCGATTATAACAGCCAACCGCAAAACTACCAACCCACACCGCAAACGGCTTACAGTGAGCCGCAGACGCAGCCCTATAGCAACCCGATGCAGGATGTTGTCAATCAGTCGCAAAATGTCGTACATACCTATGAGGCGGATGTCAAAAATGCTGGTAAGTCAACGCCGGAAATTGACCTCGACGACCTTAGCGACTTCCAAACGATTCTCGGCGATGGTGACGTACCATTCTAAGAAAAGAGGTGATGGCGGATGCTGGAAAGCGGTTATATCAAGCTGTATCGGTCACTTTTAAACTGGGAGTGGTACGATGACATCAACACAAAAACGGTCTTCCTGCATCTGCTGTTGACCGTCAGCATCGCAGAAAGCCAATGGCACGGAATCACTGTACCCCGTGGAAGTCGGGTTTCCAGCTATGCCGTTCTGGCGAGTGAAACTAAGCTAAGTGTGGACAAAGTAAGGACTGCGATTAAGCACCTTGAAACCACAGGGGAAATCACAAGGTGCAAATACCCGAAATGCACCGTATTTACGGTAAATAATTATGATAAGTTTCAGAACGTCCCAAGCATTTCCCCAGGTGATTACCAAGATAATCCCGAGGTCGTCCCAAAGTCGTCCCAACAGAATAAGAAGATAGAAGAAGATAAAGAAGATATCTATCTATCTATCTTAGATGCAGAAAGCCAAAATTTTCCTCCAACGCTGGAAGAAATCCGGTTATTTGCAGAGCAAGAGAAAATCCGGATTGACGTGCAAAAGTTTTATGACTATTACACGGAAAGAGATTGGAAGACGAAAAACGGGAATTTTATCCGAAACTGGAAAAAGACACTGCAATATTGGGGCGAAACAGAGGGAACACCACACAAAGGAAAAAAGCAGCAACAAGAAACACCGGTATCAGAAAACGCTGAAGCTTATGCAAGTCTGATTTTAAACTTGGATGAGCCGATATAGCAGGAAAGGGATGGATATGTCAAAAAGATACTCAGAGCGGTTTAAAATGCAAGTCGCATATGATTATTTTGTAGACCGTTGTCCGGTCAACGCGTTAGGTGATAAATACAAAATCACAGGCGATACAGTCAGATATTTTTGCAGCGAGCGACGAGGAGAATACCGAGATGCAATTGTCCGTAACTGGAAAGACGAGGAAAAGCGGTTGCGTCGGGCGGTGTCTGATTATCTGAGCGGCAAATCCGCCGAAATAATCACGCAGGAGTACAACATTTGTACACGTCGGCTTTTTAGGATGGTCGATACACGTTGCAACTCGTATTTGATAGAGCCGCCGGAATTTACGGCAGAGGAACTTGCAAAACCAAAGGCTTTTACTTTGTACAGGAGTTTGACAAAAGAAATCTTAAAAATGGACGTGCAACGCCGTCCGGTGTACGGTATCCGTGATGCAATCACTGGGATGTGGTTACAGCGGCTCGACAAAAAAGGGAATATGCATCCGCTGTTATATCTGACGGTAGATAATGCAAACGCAAAACTGCGTACAGTCAAAATGATACGAGGTCAGCATAATGCTGGTAACGTTGATTTGAGGGTGCAGTGGTATGGATGGGAGCAGTGACGATGGGAAAAGAATTGAAAGATTGGTATGCCCAGCATGGGATTTGTGTAAGTTGTGGGCAAGAAAAAGCTGCACCCAACAGAAAGGAATGCTTTGCATGCTTAGAAAAAAGAACTGAACGAAATATGAAATACTATCACAGTATGTCAGAAGAACAAAAGCAAGCACGGAACGAAAAGCTAAGAAAACAATATGCAGAGCGAAAAGCTGCTGGAAAATGCACACGCTGCGGAAAAAAGCCGGCAGCATCTGGAAGAGCCATGTGCGTGATGTGTGCAAAGCAGGATGCAAACAGGCATATGGAAAAGAGACGGGAAAACGGGGCTTTGCCAAGATATATGTTTGGCGATGGCTACCACTGTGTAACCTGTGGCAAGGATATTGATAACGGCAAAAAGCAGTGTGATGAGTGCTATAGCAAATCTGTGCATGCTTTGGAGATTGCGAGAGGAAAAGTAAAAGGTGGTTTTAGAAACCATAGGCTTGTGCTTGGTAAAACGGGAAGGAAGACATGAACATGAACAAAATCAACGTCACGCAAATCCTACCAATTGCCATGATACTGCTGGATGTTGGTGCAGCAGCGGTTTGTTTGTGGCATAAAGACCACAGACGGGCGGTTTATTGGTTGGCTGCGGCGGTTTTAAATGTCACCGTTACGTTTTAATCGTAGCGAAAGAAACGAAAGAAGCCGAAAGAAAGAGAAAGGAAGAAAACCTATGAAAGCCAAATCGAGATTGAAACCTTGCCCGTTTTGCGGCAATAAGAACGTAAAGCAGGTGACAGCACCTTTGAAAGGTACACAGATGTTTATCTGTAACGTATGCGGTGCGGATGTTTGCTTTTACGGGGCGGAATATGATGTAAAAGCAAGAAAGGCATGGAATCGGAGAAGCGAAACGGAGGAATCAAAATGAACGATGATGTTAAACGACACCAGAAATCAGATTTGGTGCAAATGCAGTCTTTGCCGTTAAATGCAAAAATCATAATGACAAAGCAGCGTATCAAGGTTTGGTATGAGAGTTGGTGCAAGTTTAAAATCACAAACACCAAGACAGGCAAAACGCGTTTTGTAGTGTTTGACACAAGAGGCGGCAAAGAGCCGTCTCTAAAAAAAGACGAGTACAGCGAGTATGTGGATGATGGACAGGTTTATGTGTCGTTTAGCGGCGGCAAAGACAGCACGGTTTTATTGCATCTGGTACGCCAGATGTATCCGGATGTAGAGGCGGTATTTGTAAATACTGGGTTGGAGTATCCGGAGATACAAAGGTTTGTAAAGACGTTTGATAACGTCACGATATTAAAACCCGAAATGAGGTTTGATGAAGTTATCAAAAAATATGGATATCCGATGATAAGTAAAAATGTATCAAGGAAAGTACACGATGCAAGGCAAGGTAAAGAATGGGCAATGAAATATGTAAATGGAACAGCAACACGGAGTGACGGAGCAAAGTCGATTTACACAATTGAAAAATACAAGCCATTGATTGATGTAGATTTTATTATTTCAAATGCCTGCTGTGACGTTATGAAAAAGAAGCCTATAAAAAAATATACAAGACTTACTCAAAAAAAGCCAATAACAGCACAAATGGCATCTGAGGGAAAACAAAGATTAGGTCAATGGCTTCAAAAAGGTTGCAATGCATTTGATACCAAATATCCAATGTCAAATCCTATGAGTTTCTGGACTGAACAGGATATTTATCAATACATAAAGAAATACAATTTACCAATAGCGAGCGTGTATGGTGATGTAGTATATTCTGAACAACCTGAACAAATGAGACTTGAAGAATACGGCTATGAATGCGGAACAGATAAACTTGAAACAACAGGTTGCAACAGAACAGGCTGCATTTTTTGTGGATTTGGTTGCCATTTGGACAAAGGTAAAAGCAGGTTTGAGTTGCTTAAAGAGACACATCCAAAACAGTACAATTACTGCATAAACGGCGGCGAGTACAACGAGGATGGTTTGTGGATACCCAACAACAAAGGGCTGGGTATGGGACATGTATTTGATGTGCTTAACAGTATTTATGGCGATGATTTTATAAAATACTGAGCAAAATAAAAACGAAAGGAAATGTTGAAATGAACGACATCGAAAAGAAAATGGAAGCCCTGAAAGCGGAATTTTTGGAAAAGTTGGAAGAACTGAAGAGAGAAGCAGAGGCACAAAAGGAACAGGAAAAGTTGAAGCCGTGGAAGCCGGGGGTTGGAGAAGAATATTTTTTTGTTAATAATGATTTATCTATCTACTGCTTTTGCAATTACAATGGCAAAGAAGACAGATACAATTTTGAGATTGGCAACTGTTTCCCCACGGAAGAGCGTGCCGAACAAGTTGCGGAGAAAATACGGTTGTTGTTACGACTTGAGCAGCTGCATGGATCTCTCTGTCCGGATTATGTGCCGGACTGGAGCAATGAGGAAGAACACAAATTTTATCTTTTTTATGACAGAAAGACAGGCAACTGGAAATATACGTACTGGAGTGCTTTTGATTTTTGCGTTGGGGAATATTTTGACACTGAGAAAAACGCCGAAAAAGCAGCAGAAATTCTAAACAAGATGAGGGAATCCGAATGAAGAACCCAGCCTTACAGCGGAAAAACCTGTACAACAAGAACGAGGTCGAGTATAGTCACAAAATGGCTATCTATCAGGGCATGGCGATGGTATTCGTTGCGTTGGAGTGGCACTATGGCTGGAAAGGGAAACGGTTGCAGCGGCTGTTTGACAATGTGCAGTCCATCGCTGAAATACCGCCGATTTTTGGCAAGTCACCCGATGCACTGGAACAGATGCAGCATTTTGAACAGGATTACCAGATTGATTTTACAAAAATCCAATTACAAGTAAAGGGTAAAGTGGAGTGAGAAAATGAATAAGGTGTGTAAACGGTGTGGTCAGCCGCTGCCGGATGGCTGGAATTTTTACAACAACAAACGCACCGGGAAGCTAACAAAGTGGACACCTGGACAGTGTTGCAGACCTTGCTATAATGCAATTAACGTTGAGCGTCGCCACAAAAAACGTGATGCATATAAATCCAATCCGCAAGCGGAAGCAAAGGCAACATGTAAAGAGCCGATACCGCTGAAACGATATGACAACATAGACAACTGCTATATATACCTTGCTGCCTGCATTGTCCGGACAACTATGGCGGAGTACGAGCGTGCTTTAAAAAAATATAACAACACGCCGGAATCCCTGCATTATATCGAGCGGTTAGAGGGTGATTTGCTAAGCTATTACTACAGCATTTTGGTCTTGCAATCGTTAGACCTACGACGGTATTGCATAAACAAACGCAAGGCGTATGGTATCGACGTTTACACGACAGCACAAGATGTAGTGTGATTTGATACAAGCATATCAACATATTGTATAAAATGGAATTCCGAAAGAGCATGAATTTCGGCGAAATATATTGCAATCCTGCATCTATTACTGGTATAATAGATATAGGATAAACGCACCGTGCGGAGGTATCCGTGCGGTGTTTTTTATGGTGGTATAGATGGATGTTTCAAACTTTTACAAATCTAAGGCATGGCGGCACAAACGCTGCGTGATTCTGCGACGGGATGCTTACCAATGCCAGGACTGCAAGCGTTATGGTCGGATACGTCCGGCGGTTACGGTGCACCACATCAAACATTTGGACGATTACCCTGAGCTTGCCTTGCAAAGCGATAACCTTATAAGCCTTTGCGATGCGTGCCACAACAAGCGGCACCCGGAAAAAGGCGGAAGACGGCGGTAACCCTCCCCCCCTCCTTGCAGGGGCTTGGGCGGCTCCTACTGGAACGGTGTAGGGAACTCTTTCTAACTGCGTCGATTTTTTTCACAAAAGCATTGGGAGGTGATTCGGTGACAAAATCAAAATGGAAATCTCAAATCAAAAAAGCCTGCATTGCTATCAATACTTACAAAGAATCTTTTGATGGTGTGATTGATTCGCTGGCTGACATCCTTGAAAAACGTGACCAGACGTTAGAAACATATGACGGAAACCCTATTATAGAGCACACAAACTCTCACGGCGAAACCAACAGGACAAAAAATCCATCTTTGATGTTGTGGGATGAACTTAACAAGACTGCTTTGGCATATTGGCGTGACCTTGGGCTTACACCCAAAGGGCTAAAAAACATCGACGAACAAGCAATGAAAAAGAAAAAAACAGATACTCTTGCGGAGGTGCTAAAGAGCCTTGGCGACTAAACAATTTAAGCAGATTGCAATACAATATGCCAAGAATGTCGTCGCCGGAAAGATTATTGCTGGAAATAATTTTTTGGAATGCAAGCGGTTTTTAGAAGATTTAAAGCGTGATGATTTGGAGTTGCACACAAAAGAACCGGATTTGGTTTGCAACATCATTGAACGGTTTATGGTGCACAAGCAAGGGGAAAGCCTAAAGGGCGAACCGCTTATGAACACGCCGATGCTGCTGCAGCCGTGGCAAGTCTTTATTGTATATAATCTTGTTGGATTTTATTATACAGGAACAAAAGAACGCCGATACAAAGAAGCATTTATTTTTATTCCGAGAAAATCCGGAAAAACCATGTTTATTGCTGCTTTAGCGTTTGCGTTGGCAATTTTGGAACGTCGCTCTGGGTCTATTATTTACATCGTTGCAGCGTCGCAAAAGCAAGCGTGCGAATCTTTTAACGATATTTTGTACACGTTGCGATACCGTGAGATGATTGATGATTTTAGAGTGCTTAACAACAACGCTGAGCACTCTATCAGTTATCAATTTACAGACGCAAACGGCAGACCAAATGGTTCTATACGTATTGAGGCGTTAGCAAGCAATCCAGATGCACAGGATTCCTTTAACTGCAATATTGCAATCGCAGACGAGGTACACGCTTTTAAAAAATCCGCACAGTATAACCGGTTTAAAGAGGCAATGAAAGCCTATACAAACAAGTTGATGATAGGCATTACTACTGCCGGAGATAACATCAACAGCTTTTGTTATCGGCGGTTAGAGTATGCAAAAAAGGTTTTAAATGGCACGGTAAAGGACGATACGCTTTTTTGTTTTGTATCCCAAGCAGAACAAGACGAGCATGGACAGGTAGATTATACGTCACCTGTTCAACACGAAAAAGCAAACCCATCTTACGGCGTTACAATTAGACCAGCCGACATTTTGCAGGAATCGCTGCAGGCACAAAACGACCCTCAACAACGCAAAGACTTTTTAAGCCGGTCACTCAATATTTATACCAGTGCTATGCGAGCATATTTTGATTTATCAGAGTTTCGTGCATCGGATAATAAATACAATTGGACGATAGAGGACTTGCTGCGTATGCCGATTGATTGGTATGGCGGAGCGGATTTGTCCAGAATGTACGATTTGACCGCTGGGGCTTTATACGGGCACTATGCAAAAGAAGACGTTGACATTATCATTACACATGCTTTTTTTCCGGTCACAATGGCGGCAAAAAAGGCAGACGAGGACGAAATACCGCTGTTTGGCTGGGCGGATGATGGACTTTTAACCATGTGCAACAGTCCAACCGTCAACGCTGCTGACGTTGTAAACTGGTTTATTTCCATGCGGCAGCGTGGATTTAAAATAAAACAAATCGGGCATGACAGAAAATTTGCGAGAGAATATTTTATTGAAATGAAACAAGCGAGATTTAATATTATTGACCAACCACAATATTATTATTTAAAATCCGAGGGGTTCCGGCACATTGAACAACGTGCGAAAGACGGAAAACTGTATTATTTACACAACGAAGCATTTGAATATTGCGTGGAAAATGTGAGTGCAATTGAAAAAACGGACGATATGATACAATACGAAAAAATCGGGGAAACAAACCGGATTGATTTGTTTGATGCAAGCGTTTTTGCTTGTGTTAGATACTTGCAAAGCATGGAGCGTAAACAAAAAGCAAAGGATTGGTGGGGATAAAATGTTTTGGAATCAAAAAAAGAAAACACGGAATAACTCGCCGGTTGCATTATTTTTATCTGACAGGGAAAATGATGCAATCTGCGTACCGGGTTATACAACATTAGACCGCTGTCCGGAAGTAATGACCGCTTGCAGACGCATTGCGGAATTGATTGGCTCTCTTACCATCCATTTGATGGAAAATACCGAACAGGGAGACAAGCGGATTGTGAACGCTCTCAGCCGAAAAATCGACATCGAACCGATGGCAAACATGACCCGGAAGACGTGGATGGAAGCAATCGTAATGAATCTTTTGCTATACGGAAAAGGAAATAGTATCGTAAAAGTACATACAACTGGCGGATATTTGAGAGATTTAGAACCAATTGCGGCGTCAAAAGTTTCTATTCCGGAAAGCGGTTCTTACTCTGTCATGATTGACGGGATTCCGTATAAATCGGACGAGATTCTGCATTTCATACACAACCCCTCCCCGAATTGCCTATGGAAAGGGCGAGGCTTGCAAATATCCCTGCGACCGTTTGCGGACAACCTTAAACAGGCAGCCGCAACGGAAAAATCATTTTTATCCAGCAAGTGGAAACCGTCTGTCATTGTAAAAGTAGATGCGTTGACCGATGAATTTAGTTCGCCGACAGGAAGAAAGAAACTGCTGGCAGATTACGTAGAATCCAGTGAAGTTGGCGAACCATGGCTGATTCCGGCGGAACAATTCTCAATTGAACAAATCAAACCGCTGTCTTTGTCTGATTTAGCAATCAGCGACGTTGTAAAGCTAAACAGGCGGATGATTGCAGCGATTTTGGGCGTGCCGCCGTTTTTGCTGGGTGTTGACAGCTACAGTAAAGACGAGTGGAACGCTTTTGTAAATCACACTGTAAAGCCGATTGTGATTGGAATACAGCAGGAAATGACAAAAAAGCTGATTTTATCCCCAAACATGTACATCCGCTTTAATGTTTTGTCTTTGTTTGATTGGGATATAAAAACCATCGCTGACGTATTTGGTGGCTTGTCTGACCGTGGTTTTGCTACTGGCAACGAGGTACGTGACCGGATGGGCTTGTCACCAAGGGAGGGATTGGATGAATTACGAGTGCTGGAAAACTACATCCCTTATGAGATGTCAGCGTATCAAAAAAAATTAGTACAGGGAGGGAAAGAAGAAAATGGAACGGAATAACGTCATGTATCGCACGATGCAGTCAGTACTTACAACGAGGGACGGCGAAACAAACGAAGCCCCTGTAATTGAGGGCTATTTTGCGGTATTTGATTCCAATTATGATATGGGGTATGGCATGAGCGAGAGCGTTGCACCGGGTGCGTTTTCGGAAACGCTTGCTGGAGATGTCCGGGCACTTATTGACCATGACACCCGGCTTGTGCTTGGGCGTACAACCGCCCACACGCTGGAATTGAGAGAGGATTCTCACGGATTATGGGGAAAAATCTACATCAACCCAAAAGATAGCGAGGCGATGAACCTTTATGAACGGGTAAAACGTGGCGATGTGTCTCAATGCAGCTTCGGTTTTGAAATCCTTAGCGAAGAAACAACTTTCCCTGCAGAAGGGAAAGTCCATTGGAGAATCACAAAAGCAAAGCTGTATGAAGTGTCTTGCTGCACATATCCGGCGTATGAAGAAACTGGCATATCTGCACGCAAAAAGGACTTGGAACAAATCGAAAAGCGAAAATCAGAAGCGTGGAAATCCACACTTTTGAAAAAACTGAAAGGGGAAAAATAAAAAATGCTGAAAGCACTGTTATTGCGAAACAAGATTGACAGCAAAAAAGCTGAACTGGCGGAACTCCGCACAGCCGCCGCAGAGTTGGAAAAACGGGAAAAAGAACTGGAATCCGACATCAACGAGGCAAAAACCGAAGAAGAAAAGGCGGTGGTTGAAAAGGCTGTCAACCAGTTTGAACAAGACAAGGCGGAAAACGAAAAGTCCATCAGCGAACTGGAAACGGAAATTGCTGACATGGAGAAAGAATTGGATGCCGTGGAACAGAAACAACAGACACCGCAAGCCGAGGGTAATTCGGAAGATGAAACCAGAAAGGGGAATGTTAAAATGAAAACCAGATTGAAATTTTTTGGCATGAACGTACAGGAACGTGATGCGTTTTTTGCCAACGATGCTGTAAAAAGCTGGTTGGAACGTGTCCGGGAAATGGGCAAGAATCAGCGGTCTATTACCGGTGCTGAGCTGCTTATCCCGGAAGTTGCACTGGATTTAATCAAAGAAACCACGCTTAAATACTCTAAGCTGTACAAGCATGTAAATGTTAAGAGTGTGCCGGGCAAGGCAAGACAGAACGTAATGGGAGCAATCCCGGAAGCAATTTGGACGGAAATGTGTAGCACACTCAACGAATTAAACCTCACCTTTAACAACGTAGAGGTAGACGGTTATAAGGTCGGCGGATTTATCGCAATCTGCAATGCCGTGCTGGAAGATTCCGACATTGCCCTTGCAACCGAGATTATCTCCGCACTTGGTCAGGCTATCGGTTACGCATTGGACAAGGCAATCTTGTACGGTACTGGGACTAAAATGCCGCTTGGTATTGTCACACGTCTGACGCAGGCTGCAAAGCCGTCTGGTTACTCTACCACCGCCAGAGCGTGGGCAAACCTTACCGCCAGCAACGTGCTTGCAATCTCTGGTAAAACAGATGCAGCGTTGTTTAAGGAATTGGTTATTGCATCCGGAAACGCTAAGGCAGATTACAGCCACGGCGAAATGTTTTGGGCAATGAACGAAAAGACATTTACAAAGCTGGTTGCAAATGCCCTGACCATCAACGCTGCTGGTGCGATTGTAACCGGGCAGAACGGAACGATGCCAGTAATTGGCGGAGCAATCGAAAAGCTGTCTTTTATCCCGGATGATGTAATCATTGGCGGTTATGGTGACTTGTATCTGCTGGCAGAGCGTGCTGGAACAGCTATCAGCCAGTCGGAACACGCAAGATTTATTGAAGACCAGACCGTATTTAAGGGAACTGCGAGATATGACGGCTTGCCAGTGATTGCAGAAGGATTTGTCGCAATCGGAATTGGCGGCACAAAACCAACTGCAAACGCAGTTACTTTTGCTGAAGACACGGCAAATAAAGTAACCGGAGAATAAATAATATGAACGTAGACCTGCTTACAATGCTAAAGGTAGACCTCGGAATTACCGCCGAGGCTTATAATGACCGGCTTTATGCAGATTTACAGGCGGCAAAAAGCTACATTGCACGAGAGGGAATCACGTTAAATGAGACCATCGAAGACGACCAGCTTGTCGTACAGTATGCAGCGTGGCTATGGCGGAAGCGTGGCGGAGATGAGCAATCCTCAATGCCACGGATGCTGCGATATTTGCTTAACAATCGGCTATTTTCCGAAAAAATGAGAGGAAATGACGATGGATGATGTAATTGAACTGGTCAAACAGCATTTATACAGAGATGATTGCGGCGTGGAACGATTGGCGGAAGAATCCAAAAGAACTGTGTTTTGTAGCGTGCAATCAGCGAGCAGAGCGGAGTTTTTTGCAGCAATGCAGGCTGGGTTAAAACCGTCATTTATTGTGCAAATCAATCCGATTGAGTACGATTGTGAGGGAATTGCCGTATACCATGAAAAAAGATATTTAATTTATCGAACATATCAAAAAAACATGGATGTGTTGGAATTGTATCTCAAGGAAGAGGTGGGAATACAAAATGACCTATACTGACATCGCAAAAATGATGGAGCAAATGCATTTGCCGTTTGCATATCACCATTTCGAGCGTGGCAAAGCACCGCCGCTGCCCTATTTTGTATTTTATTATGACGGGCGGAGCGATTTTTCTGCCGATAATCACGCCTATCAAAAAATCGTAGAGGTGACGCTGGAATTGTACAGCAACCAAAAAGATTTTAAATCTGAAAGTCAAATAGAATCCGTTTTAGAAAGAAATGAGATTGTATATGATAAAACGGAAGAATACATATCTTCTGAAAAGATGTTTGAACAGATTTATGAATTTGAACTGCTGCTGGAGGGGTAAACATGATAAAAACTATTCGCGTTGATAAGCTGGCGGACGAAATTATGAAAGAGTTGCAAGAATATAGCAATGCAACCAGCGACGACGTAAAAGCAGCAGTCAAAAAATCCTCTCAGGCAGTCAAAAAAGAACTACTACAAACTGCCCCAAAGCGAACGGGGACGTACAGAAAAAGCTTTGTAGTAACAAAAATCGAAGAAAATTCAAGCAAATTAAAAGTAGCCGTCCACTCTAAAAAGCATTACCGGTTATCACATTTGCTGGAAGATGGTCACGCACTCAGGCAAGGCGGAAGAACAAACGCACACCCACACATGAAACCAGCGGAAGAGCATGGAATCGAAATGCTTGAATCGCTTGTAAAAAAATCATTAGGGAGGAACTAAGCATGGCAACCGAAACTAAGAACAAGGTTAAATTTGGCTTAAACAAAGTATACTGGGCAAAAATCACCGGATATGATGAGGACGGTGTTCCGCAATACGCTGCACCTGTACGTCTGCCGGGTGCTGTCAGCCTTAGCATTGACGCAAACGGTGAAACAGAACCGTTTTACGCAGACAACTGCGTTTACTACCTGTGTAACAATAACTCCGGTTATGAGGGAGATTTGGAAGTTGCGTTGATTCCGACCGATTTTGCAACCGAAATTTTAGGCGAAAAGCTGGATGCAAAGGGAGTACTCGTGGAAAAGAGCGATGCAGAAGTTTCCGAATTTGCACTGTTTTTTGAATTTGAAGGCGACAAAAAGAAAATCAGACATATCTTTTACCGCTGCTCTGTTGCACGTCCTGCAACAGAATCCGCAACCACAGAAGATACAAAGGAAGTCAAAACGGAAACTCTCAAGCTGTCTGCAACCGCATTGGATAATAACCTTGTTAAGTCAAAATCTTGTGAAAAAACAGATGCTGAAACTTATAACAACTGGTACAACGCTGTTTATATGCCAAGCTTTACAGCGGAAGAAAACAAAGCGAATTAAGGAGATAAAAAAATGGGAGTGTCAAAAACAATTACCATTGACGGCGTAGATGTACAATTTAAAGCGAGTGCAGCAATTCCTCGGCTATATCGCTTGCAATTCCGGCGTGATTTGTTTCATGATTTTGCTGATTTGCAAAAATCAGTTGACGATGAAAAAGAAAAAGACAGTGAAGCGTCCGGATTAAATCCAGAAATTTTGGAAACGTTTGAAAATGTTGCGTACATGATGGCAAAGCATGCAGACCCTAAAGGCGTACCGGGAACAGCGGAGGAATGGTTGGAACAGTTCTCCATGTTTTCAATTTATGAAATTTTGCCAGAACTGCTGGAACTTTGGAACGCAAACTTGCAAACACAAGTCCAGTCTAAAAAAAACATCGCCCGACTGACCGCCCAATGACCACACCGCTTTTTTTGCTGCGGTGCGTTCAGATTGGCTTATCAATAAGCGACTTGGATTTTTTAACTATTGGACTTGTAAATGATTTATTTACAGAAAAAGAAAATGATGGCTATCCATATAGTTATCAAGCAACACAAGCAGATTTTGACAAATTTTAAAAAGGGGGAAGCAATATGGCGAGCCGTATCAAAGGCATTACCGTCGAAATTGGTGGTGACACCACTAATCTGGTAAAATCTTTGGAGGGTGTCAACAAAAATATCCGTAATACGCAAAGTCAATTAAAAGACGTCGAGCGGTTACTAAAGCTTGACCCTACCAACACAGAGTTGCTAACTCAAAAGCAAAAGTTGTTAAAAGCTGCTGTATCCGATACAAAAGACAAGTTGCAAGCCCTCAAAGCGGCAAGCGAAGCCGCAGCCAAAACAGCGGATAATTACGGGGCGTGGAAAACTAAATATGATGCAATACAAAGTGAAATTGAATCCACGACAACCGAATTAAAGAAACTGAAAAAGCAAGCAGAGAATGCAGAAAAGCAACTTGCTGACGGAAAAATCTCTCAAGAGAAATACGATGTTTTACAAAGTAAAATAAAATCAACAGAAACCGAACTTAAAGACTTAAAAGAAGCCGCAAAACAGGTAGATGATGAGTTCGGACATCCGATTTCCCCGGAACAATATGACGCGTTGCAACGGGAAATCCAGCAAACAGAAAACGACCTAAAGAAACTGGAGCAACAAGCAGGTGAATCCAGAACGGCGTTGGTTAAGCTGTCCGAAACCGGAAAAAAGTTTCAGGACGTTGGCGATAAAATCTCCGGCGTTGGTACAAAGTTGCTCCCGGTTTCAACGGGAATTGCCGCTATCGGAACACTTGCCGTAAAAACGGGAGCGGATTTTGATTCTGCGATGAGCAAGGTTGCATCCATTTCCGGGGCAACAGGTTCGGAAATAGATGCTCTCCGAGATAAAGCCCGTGAGATGGGTAGCAAAACGAAGTTCTCCGCAAGTGAAGCTGCCGATGCGATGAGTTACATGGCTATGGCAGGCTGGAAAACCAGCGATATGCTTAACGGTATTGAGGGCATTATGAACCTTGCTGCTGCTTCCGGTGAGGACTTGGCGACAACTTCGGATATTGTAACAGACGCTCTGACCGCTTTCGGCTTAACTGCTGCCGACAGCGGACACTTTGCGGATATTCTGGCGGCTGCAAGTTCCAATGCCAATACCAACGTCAGCATGATGGGCGAAACTTTCAAATATGCCGCTCCAGTGCTGGGTTCTTTGGGATATTCCGCTGAAGATTCCGCTATCGCCATCGGACTAATGGCAAACGCCGGTATCAAATCCTCACAGGCTGGTACAGCACTGCGTTCCGCCATTACCAATCTGGCAAAGCCAACAGACACGGTGGCATCTGCCATGGAACAGTACGGCATTTCTCTGACCGACAGTTCCGGCAAGATGTATTCTCTGCGGGAACTTATGGAACAACTCCGTCAGAAATTGGGCGGACTTTCTGAGGCAGAACAGGCTCAGGCTGCTGCCTCGCTGTTTGGCAAAGAGGCCATGTCCGGTATGCTGGCGATCATCAACGGTTCCCCGGCGGATTTTGAAAAACTGTCCAATGCCATTGACACCTGTTCGGATACAGTAGACGGCTACAATGGCACGACTGAAAAAATGGCGGCTGTCATGCAGGATAACCTTGCCGGACAAGTGACCATCTTGAAGTCCCAGCTGGAAGAGTTGGCGATTTCCTTTTCTGATATTCTGATGCCCACCATTCGTTCTGTGGTTTCCCACATTCAGGAACTGGTGGACAAGCTGAACCAGTTAGACCCACAGACCAAAGAAACCATTGCAAAGATTGCACTGGTGGCTGCTGCTCTGGGACCGATGCTGATCGCATTGGGAAAGACCATCTCCAGCGTGGGGACGGTATTTTCCGCAGTATCCAAACTGCCCGCCCTTTTCTCTGCTGTGCAGAGTGGCATCGGAGCCATTACCGGAGCGTTGGGCGTGTCATTAGGTCCGTTGCTTGCCATTATCGCAGCTGTCGCCGCTCTGGCGGCTGCATTTGTACATCTATGGCAAACAAACGAGGATTTCCAAAATAAAATTATAAGTATCTGGGAGCAAATCAAAGGCACATTTACCGAGTTGACACAAGGCATTACCGACCGGCTTAATGCTCTGGGATTCGATTTTGAGAGTTTCGCCGATATGCTGAAAGCGGCGTGGGATGGGCTGTGTAATCTGTTAGCTCCTATTTTCGAGGGTGCTTTTCAGAACATCTCCAATGTCTTTTCAGAATTTACCGGCATTATTCTGGGATTGCTGGACGTTCTGATTGGTCTGTTTACTGGCGATTGGGAGCAGTGCTGGAATGGAATCAAAGGGATTTTTACATCTATTTGGGGCTTTATTGTCAACACGTTCCGCAACATTATGAACACCCTGAAAGGTATTGCAGATGTGGTGCTTGGGTGGTTTGGTACAGATTGGGAAACCGTTTGGACATCTGTAAAGACGTTTTTCACAAACACTTGGACAAACATTAAGACGTTCTTCTCTAATACGCTGACTAACATCAAAACATTCTTCTCCAACATCTGGGCTTCTGTTTCTACGACTTTCACAAACATTCTGACATCAATCCAAACAACAGTAACCAATGTTTTTACCTCTATCAGGACGTTTGTAACAACAATCTGGCAGGGTATTTATACGTTTTTTAGCACAATTTTTAATGCAATTTATACAGTAGTATATAATGTGTTTAATACGATATATACAGTGATTACAACTGTATGGACAACTATCTATACAACGATAGAGCCGTTGATTAACGCTTTCGGATATTTGTTTGAAACAATTTTTGAAGCGATTCGAATTGTCGTTGGAAGGGTTATGGACTGGATTTCCGAAAAAATTAGTGCTATTTGGAACGGAATTGTTGATTTTATAACACCAATTTTAGAAAGCATTCGGGATTTCTTTTCTGAAATCTGGACGGCTATCAGCGATAAAATACAAGAAAAGCTGGAGTTTATAAAAAATCTTGTCGAAACCATTTGGAACGGAATAAAAGATTTTTTAGAGCCACTCTTAACTGCTCTACAAACAACGTTTACAAACATTTGGGAGGCTATTCGGTCGCAGATTGATACAGTATCCAACGCAATCCGTTCCCTCATTGAGCGGATTTGGAGTTCTATTTCTGGCACAATCTCTTCTATAATGGGAAACATCCGCAACACTTTTTCCGGAATCTGGGATAACATATCAGATAAAATATCGTCTGTTGTAAATGGAATTAAAACAAATGTATCAAATGCATGGGAGAACATTTATGACAGCATCTCCAATCTTATGAGCCAGATTAAAAATAAGATTTCCGATATTTGGGACGGTATACATGACGGAATTTCTGACAAAATCGGCGACATCCGGACAACCATTGAAAACGGGCTTAACGGTGCTATTGATTGGATTAGAGGGCTTGCTTCCGACGCTTGGAACTGGGGTAGCGATATTATCTGGGGCATTATTGACGGGATTCAAAGTGCTATTGGCTGGCTGGAAGATTGTGTCACCAATGTTGCTGATACCATTCGGGATTTCCTGCACTTCTCAGTCCCGGATAAAGGACCGTTGACAGACTACGAAAGCTGGATGCCTGACTTTATGCAAGGATTGGCTAATGGTATCAATAAAAGCAAAAAGCTTGTAACTCAAGCAGTCGCTGCGGTTGCGGATGGGATTTCTGTTTCCATGCAAGGAAATTTGCAGATGGATGCTTTAAAAAGCGAGCAAGGCTCTGTTGGAGCAACAACGACTGTTATCAACAACGACAACAGCCGCACCATCAACCAGACAAACAACAGTCCAAAGGCATTGACACGTCTGGAAATTTACCGGCAAACCCGGAATGCAATCAATGTGTGAGGTGTTTTATGCGATTTACACTTATTGTTGAGAATGCAGCCGGCGACCGCATCAACATGACCGCCACTGCAAACAATTACATGATTTCCAAAATTGATGGACTGTATCCGCCAGCAGGAACGATTAGTACAACACCATATGCTGGAATGAATGGCAGCTACTTAAACAACGCTTTTATCGAAAAGCGGAATTTAGTGCTATCTTTTGAGATGCGAGGCTACGGCAGTAACATTGAATTAAACCGCCACGCCCTCTATCGGGTTGTGAAAACCGCTCAATATCTCAAGGTGTATTATCGTACAGTCGGAATTGATGTTTATACAGAGGGATATGTTGAAAGCTGCACCGTGACCAATTTTGGTGAATTGGTCAACGGACAAATCAGTATCATTTGCCCAGACCCTTACTGGTACAGCATGCAGCCCATCTATGCATACAGTCAATCCGTATTTGGAGCGTTTCACTTTCCCTTTCCAGAGAGCGATGAGCCGTTTCCGTTGGGCGTTTACAGTACAGATAAAACCTTGTCCATCTTCAATTCCGGTGAAGAAGTAGGAATCCTGATTACCTTAGAAGCCGCTTCCGGCGAGGATGTCCCGAACCCTGTTATAACAGCAGTTACGTTGTATGATGACGACACATCAACCTATTTCCAGCTGCGATTGGACATTTTACCTGGCGACAAAATCATTATCAATACCAAGCAAGGGCAAAAGTCGGTTACTCTGGTGCGAGATGGTGTAACAACCAACATTATCAACTGCATGACCTCTGGTTCAACTTGGTTTACACTCCGTAAGGGCTTAAATCGGTATCGGTTGAGTGCATCAAAATACATCACCGCAACCATCCAGCACACAGATGCATACTTAGGAGTATAAATTATGCTAATTGAAGTTTACCAAATGACCGCCGCCGAAAACACGGTATCTATCACCTTAGAGGCGGTCTGCGATGCGTTTTCAAGTTTCCTCTGGGACATCGAATATTTTCAGTGCGGACAATTTGAATTATATATTGCTGCCACTCCGGAAACCGTTGCCATCTTTCAAACAGGTCGCTTAGTTGGGCGGAAAGATGACACAGAGCATTATGGATTGATTGAGGCTGTCCGGATTCAGACGGATGCGGAAAACGGCGATTATCTGACCGTAAGCGGTCATTTTCTCATGATTTTGTTATCTCGTCGCATTATCTATCCAACGATGGCAATCAAAGAGCAAACCAGCTATGGAGAGATTATACACACGGCGATTCGCAAGAACTGCTTGCAACAAAACGAGCGTTTCCTTCCGGGCTTGCAGCTTGGGGAAATCACTGGCAACTGCTGGAAGCAAGAAACCCACTTGCAAATCAGCTATGCAAACCTGATGGAGTGGATTTACAAAATCTGTGAATTGGTCGGCGGAACGGCAAACATCTCCCTCGTTGAAACAAAACCAAACAGCCGAAATTATCAAATGGTGTTTACATTGTCGGAGGGTATTGACCGCAGTATTTTACAAGATACATATCCGCATGTGATTTTTTCGGATGCGTTTCACAATTTATTGACTTTTGACTATCTCAAAAACGCAGCCGCTCAGCAAAATGCGGCTTACACGTTAGGGGCTGGCGAGGGCGAGGCTCGTAAACGCATATTTTGCACCCTCGACCCAGGGCCGACACAGTGGGAGCGGTACGAGGTTTATGTAGATGCACGGGATTTATCGGAAGAAACGCAGAACGATGCAGGGGAATCCGTCACTATTCCGGAAAACGAATATTTGAAAATGTTGGAAGAACGAGGGCGTGAAAATCTTTTGCCAGTGGAAGAAATCAGCGAATCCAGCATTACTGCAACCTCACCGCAAGAGCAGTATCCACAAAATTACCAGGTCGGTGACTTGGTAACAGTACAGCAAACTCGTTTTGGACTATCACAAAACCGTATCCGACTAATCGGAATGATAGAGAGTTTTGACCAAAACGGCAGGAGTTTGACACCTACTTTTCAGGAGGGATGAGTATGGCTTTTACATACGGTTTTTTCAACGCAAAAAACTTAGACCGGGTTTATACGGCTGAGCATTTTACAAGCTATCTATCCAGCATTATTTGCGACGGTATTCAAGACACTTATGGCGAGTGTTTCTCAATCACGCCTGCAAGCGGCTTTCAAATCCGGATTGGCTCGGGAAAAGCTTGGATTCAGGGACACTATTTTCAAAATGACGCTGGTTATATTTTGGATTTGTCACAATATGCGGATAGTTCTCTGCCTCGATACGTTACTGTCGGAATCTCGTGCGACACACAGGAATCTGTAAGACGCGTGGAAATTGAAGTACTTGCAGGTACGCCAGCCGTTGCCCCGTTTATTCCGTCTTTTAGCAACAACGGGACGAAAACCACACTGACCCTCTGTCAGGTGCGAGTTAATGGTGGCTCGGATGGCATTACTGCGTCCAACATTACAGACTGCCGTGCGGACGAGAGCAAATGCGGTTACTGTAAGTGCATCCTTGGCAAATGCAGAGTGACGGAGATGCTCTCTGAAATGGCAAAGACAAATGCCACACTGGGCGAACTGCAAAAGCGGCTGGATGCGATGAATAGTCAGATTTCGGAACTGCAGACAAAGGTAGATGACTT